GTTAGTGATAAGCTATTTCATAATATAAAAGATCATGATGCCCACTATGAATATCCTATTATGGCTGGCCTTTTTGGATATAAAGGAAAATTTAATAGTAGTACATATGAAATTATGAAACTACATGCTTTACAAAATAAATTTTATTTAAGTGACCAGTTTTTCTTAAGAGATTTTATTTTTCCACAAGTTATTGACAGCGTGATGCTTCATTCTTTAAATGAAGGCTGGTTTTCTGAGACAAGAAAAAGATTGATAAATCCATATTGTTTCTGTGGCAATGGATATGATGAACAAGATATTCCAATATATCCAGCATCTATAAATTCAAAAATTGACTACTCTAAAGACTTAGTTTTCGACGGTGGAAGATTGACAGATTTATCATAATATATTATAATATTATAATAAGATATAATTTCTACTTGAGAATGAGGAGGAACAAATGAAGAAGGCCCTAATTACTGGAATAACTGGACAAGATGGTTCTTATCTTGCTGAGCTTCTTTTAGAAAAAGGATATGAAGTTCATGGTATCATTAGAAGATCATCTTCTATAAATACCAAAAGAATTGACCATTTATATAATAATTCAAACTTGAAACTTCACCATGGCGACTTAACAGACTTTAGTAGTCTGATAAAAACAATACAGGACATTCAGCCTCAAGAAATATATAATCTTGGAGCTCAAAGTCATGTTAAAGTTTCTTTTGAAATACCAGAGTACACTGGACAGGTTGATGCGCTAGGACCTCTTAGAATATTAGAGGCTGTAAGAATTTTAGGACTTGAAAGTCAAGTTCGTATATACCAAGCATCAACGTCAGAACTATTTGGTTTAGTCCAAGAAACTCCACAGCGTGAAACAACACCCTTCTATCCACGATCTCCTTATGGAGTTGCAAAAATCTATGGATATTGGATTACAAAAAACTATCGTGAGTCTTATGGAATGTATGCATGTACAGGCATTCTTTTTAATCATGAGTCCCCTAGAAGAGGCGAAACATTTGTAACTAGAAAAATTACAATGGGATTAAAAGCAATAGCAGAAGGTAAACAAGAATGTTTATATTTGGGCAACCTTAATGCTCGACGTGACTGGGGCCATGCTAAAGACTTTGTGGAGGCAATGTGGCTAATGCTGCAGCAGCCAGAACCAGACGACTTTGTTATAGCCACAGGAGAACAGTACTCTGTAAAAGATTTTATAAATGAAGCAGCTCCTTTTTTTGGAATGAGCATTGAATGGCATGGTGAAGGCGTTGATGAAGCGGGAGTCGATACACTTACAGGTCGCACAGTAATAAAAGTAAGCTCTAAATATTTTAGACCTGCTGAAGTAGAGTCATTATTAGGAGATGCTAGTAAAGCTAAGAATATTTTAGGGTGGACTCCAAAACACACTTTTAAAGAATTAGTGAAGGATATGTGTGAAAATGAAGAAGGATTCTAAGATTTATGTTGCTGGGCACAGAGGATTAGTGGGGTCTGCAGTTGTCAGAAAATTAGAGTCTGATGGATATTTTAATATATTAAAAAAAACTAGAGAAGAGCTAGATCTAACAGATCAATACAAGGTTAGAAAGTTCTTTAATGAAGAAAAGCCAAAGTTTGTATTTCTTGCTGCAGCAAAAGTTGGTGGCATAGGAGCAAACTCCAGATTCCAAGCAGACTTTTTAAGAGAGAATATACTAATACAAACTAATATTATTGATAGTGCTTATAGAAATAATTGTAATAAGTTATTATTTTTAGGATCCTCATGTATATATCCAAAATTTTCAGAGCAACCTATAAAAGAATCTTCTCTGATGTCTGGATTGCTTGAGCCCACAAATTCAGCATATGCTATTGCTAAAATTGCTGGGATTGAAATGTGTCAGAAATATAATGAACAATATGGTTTTAATGCAATCTCGTTGATGCCAACTAATCTATATGGGATAAATGATAACTTTGATATTGATAGTGGGCATGTTTTACCAGCTTTAATTTCAAAGTTTATTTTTGCAAAGAAAAACAATTTAGATAGTGTTAAGTGTTGGGGAACTGGATCACCATATAGAGAATTTTTATTTGTAGATGATTTAGCAGATGCTGCTGTATGGGCCATGAATAACTACAATGATTCAGCTATTTTGAATGTTGGAACTGGAAAAGATATAACAATCAAAGAGCTATCAGAAACCATTAAAAATCTTGTTGGATTCGATGGATCAATTATATGGGACAGCTCTCAACCAGATGGAACTCCCAGAAAACTTTTAGATGTTTCTAGGATAAATGGATTTGGTTGGAAATATAAAACTGAACTCATCGAAGGAATAAAAAAGACTATAGAGTGGTATAATAAATATAATTAAGGAGTAAGTAGATGTTAATAGTATACGACTCATTGACTGGTAATGTTGAGCGATTTGTGTCTAAATTAAATATGAAAAATATCAAAATTAATCAATATCTCCAAATCGATGAGCCCTATATTTTAATTACCTATACGGCGGGATTTGGAAGAGTCCCATATTCAACCACATCTTTCTTAATGGGAAACTCAAAGTATATACAGGGTGTTGCTGTAAGTGGAAATAGAAACTGGGGATTGTCTTATGGTCAGGCTGGCAAGACAATATCTGTTCAATTTCAAGTTCCTCTTTTAATGACATTTGAGTTAAGTGGCACTGAACAAGATATAAATAGGTTTAAAGAGGAGGTTAAGGCTGTTGTCGATTCCAAAGTACATAGAACTTAATAATGAAATAATGGTTCAAAAAGATGGTCAATATCAATTTGAAAAAGATCAGGAGGCAGTTAAGAGGTATTTCATTGATAATATAAATCAGAATACTGTCTTCTTTCATGACTTGAAAGAAAAGCTTGATTATCTAATTGAAAATGAATATTATAGTAGGGAGTTCTTGGATAAGTATACTTTTTCACAAATCAAATCAATATTCAAATTGGCATACGCAAAGAAGTTTAGATTTCCCTCTTATATGAGTGCGTTTAAATTTTATAACGACTATGCACTTAGAACTGATGACAAGAAGAAGATATTAGAAAGATATGAGGATAGGGTCTCTATAGTAGCTTTGTTTCTAGGAGATGGAGATTTTGAGCGAGCACAGGGATTAGTTGAGGTTCTTATTAATCAAGAGTTCCAACCCGCTACTCCCACCATGCTAAATGCTGGAAGAGCTAGAGGAGGAGAACTAGTATCTTGTTTTCTTCTTGAAGTTAATGATACCCTCAATGATATTTCAAAAGCCCTAGATATGTCTATGCAGCTTTCTAAAGTTGGTGGAGGTGTAGGATTAAATCTTTCCAAGATTAGAGCTAAGGGTGAGCCTATTAAGGGCATTAAAAATGCAACTAAAGGTGTAGTCGGAGTTATGAAGCTTTTAGATAATGCTTTTAGATATGCAGATCAAATGGGACAAAGACAGGGTAGCGGAGCTGCCTATCTGAATATATTTCATGCAGACATAAATGATTTTCTTGATACTAAAAAAATTCAAGCTGATGATGATGTTCGAGTAAAAACACTATCTATCGGAGTCGTAATTCCTGATAAGTTTATTGAGCTAGCTCGTGAAGATAAAGATATGTATATCTTTTATCCATATACAGTATACAAGCAATATGGGGTTCATCTAGATGATATGAGCATTACAGAGATGTATGACCAGTTAGTAGATAATCCAGAGGTCAGAAAAGATAAAGTTAATGCTCGTAAGCTATTAGAAAAACTGGCAGTAATGAGATATGAAAGTGGATATCCATATTTAATGTTTGAAGATAACGTTAATCGAGTTCATGCAAATAACAGTATCTCGAAAGTCAAGTTTAGTAATTTGTGTTCAGAAATTTTGCAAGTATCAAAAGTATCTCAATATGCAGACTATGGTCAGACTGATGATGTAGGAATGGATATTTCTTGTAATCTAGGCTCGATCAACATAGTGAATGTTATGGAAAATAAATCTATAGAGCGAGCTGTAAAACTAGCAGTAGATGCTCTCACAACTGTCACTAATAAAACCAATATTAAAAATGCTCCTGCTGTTGCTCGTGCTAATAAAATGATGAGATCTATTGGACTGGGCGCAATGAATCTACATGGATATCTTGCCAAGAATCAAATCCAATATCAGAGTGAAGTAGGCCGAGACTTTGCAAATACATTCTTTATGATGATGAACTACTATTCTCTTATTCGCTCAAATGAAATAGCAAAAAGCACAGGAGAAAGATATCATGGGTTCGAGCAGTCCACCTATGCGACAGGACAATACTTTGAAAAATATATAAATACTGATTTCTCTCCTGCCTTTGACAAGGTTAAAAAGCTATTTGAAGGAATGAGTATTCCTACTCCTGCAGACTGGGCTCATCTAGCCGAACAAGTTAAAGAGTATGGATTGTATCACAGTTATAGATTAGCTATTGCTCCAACAGGCTCCATATCCTATGTTCAATCTGCTACTGCTTCTGTTATGCCTATAATGGAAAAGATAGAACAACGTACCTATGGTAACTCAAAAACATATTATCCAATGCCTTATTTGAATTCTAAAACATGGTTCTTTTTTACAGAAGCTTATTATATGAATATGTTTGATGTTATAGATATGATTTCTACTGTTCAGCAACACGTCGATCAGGGCATTAGTTTTACTCTATTCTTGACAGATAAAATGTCAACAAGGGATTTATCAAGAATTGATTTATATGCTCACCACAAGGGCATTAAGACACTTTATTACGCAAGAACAAAAGATACTACCCAAGAAGATTGTTTATCTTGTTCGGTATAGGAGGAAAAATATGTTGCACACTGCTGCAAATTGGGCACAGAAAGACGATAATTTTACACAAATATTTTATGAACAAAATATACGTCAGTTTTGGCTACCAGAAGAGATTAGCTTAAATGGAGATCTTCTCACTTGGAAGTCAATGAGTCATCAAGAAAAGGAAGTTTATAAGAAAGCCCTAGCTGGATTAACTCTGCTCGATACAGAGCAGGGTAATCTAGGAATGCCTTTAATTATGAATCACGTTAAGGGTCATCAAAGAAAAGCTGTTTTAAACTTTATGGGAATGATGGAGAATGCCGTTCATGCAAAATCATATTCCAACATTTTTATGACTCTAGCAACTAAAGAAGAGATTCAGGCTCTATTTGCTTGGGTTGAACAGAACAAATACCTACAAAATAAAGCACAGATTATCACTTCTCTTTATAAAGATATTAAAGATAATGATGATATATCACTTTATCAAGCTATGGTTGCATCTGTCTTACTAGAAAGCTTCTTGTTTTACAGTGGCTTTTATTATCCACTTTTATGCTATGGTCAGGGTAAGTTAATGCAGAGTGGTGAAATCATTAATTTGATTATTAGAGATGAATCTATTCACGGAGTCTATGTAGGACTCTTAGCTCAAGAAATTTATAACAGTCAGACAGATATTAAAAAACTAGAACTAAAAAAATGGACTGAATATCTAGTGAGTACTCTTTATCACAATGAAATTCAATACAGTCAAGATATATACGATCAGATTGGACTAACTCATGATGTTAAAAAGTTCATAAGATATAACGCTAATAAAGCTCTTCAAAATCTAGGATTTGATGCTATTTTTCCAGAAGGAGAAGAAATTAACTCTGTAGTTCTTAATGGACTCAGTACAACATCAAAATCACATGATTTTTTCTCAATGAAGGGCAATTCTTATAAAATGGCTATCATAGATTCTATTAAAGATGAGGACTTTATTTTTAATTAAGGAGAGAGTATAATGCCACTAAGAAAAGGTTATTCTGATAAAACGCTACAAAATAATATTGGTCAGCTAATTAAAGATGGATATCCACAAAAGCAAGCAGTAGCTATTGCTTTAGAAATTCAAAGAAAAGCTATGAAAGAAAAAGGAAAAACAGATTCTAGCTATGCCGTCATTACAGCTGAAGAAAAGTTAAAGGAAATTGACTTAGCTGCATTGGAACAAGCTCTAATGGAAACAGAGCCTATGCAAGATGAAGATGGACAGTGGAGTAAAAGATATACAATGGGCAATATTAGAGACATAGCTCCAAGTGGCAAGCATCTTATTTACTACACAACTGAATCAGATCCACAGCTTGTTGAAGATGTTAAATTTTGGAATATGTTTATGGATCAACTAGATTACTTTCCACATGAAACCCATATTGAGAATGAAGAAGATCAGATTATAATTGTTTCAAATATGATGGAAGATGATGACTACGAAGAGCTTGAATCTGAGACAGAAGAATTTGACCTAAAAAAAAAGACTTCGGACTAACTCAGTGGGCTACTAAAACTGGACAAGGGACGCCTGCTCCTAAGCGAGATAGAATCAAAGGTAGTGATGTCAATAAACCAGGAAGTGCTCAAGGCCCTGGTGGAGACATTGAGATTGATGAAAGTACAGAAGTGGGTCTAAGAAATAAAGTTTCTGAGCACAATGCGGAAATGGAAAAACTCGATAAGCCTGTTTGGGCTAAAACTACTTTGGGACAACTGAAAGCTGTGTATCGTAGAGGTGCTGGAGCATATTCTACATCTCATAGACCTGGTGTTACTAGAGCACAATGGGCTATGGCTAGAGTTAATGCATATTTATACCTTTTAAAAAATGGTAAGCCTAAAGATAAAAAATATGTAACAGACAATGATCTTCTTCCAAAAGAGCATCCAAGATCTACAAGAACTAGTTAGTTATCTGGAGTTACTAATTATATATTAGTAGCTCCTTTTTTTATTGACTAATTCATTTAAAAATGATATAATATTACTTAAGAGGTGATTTATATCAAGATTAATTTTTGTTGCTTTGCTAATTATAAATACTTTAATCAACAAAAAGCATTAGTAGAAAAGGCTCAAATGGATGGATTTGACTCTATATTTGCCTATACAGATAAAGATATTATAGGCACAGAATTTTATAAAGAAAATAAAGAAATTCTTAATTTAGATCGTGGAGCTGGATACTGGCTTTGGAAGCCATATTTAATACTCAAGACACTAAAAGAAATGAATGATGGAGATGTTCTATTTTATTTAGATTCTGGAGATACTATTCTTAAAGGAACTAGAAGCTTTATTAGTAGAATGGTTTTAGAAGGAAATGATAAGATAATATCTACTTCTTTTTTTAGTCAAAAGGCTTATACGAAAAGAGATTGTTTTGTCTTTATGAATTGTGATGGTCCTAAATATTGGGACTCTCATCAAGTAGAAGCTGGCATTATAGCGTTTCAAAAAACTTCAGAAAATATTAAGTTCTTAGAGGAGTGGTTTGAATTTTGTAAGAATAAATACATTGTTACAGATCTACCAAATACTTCAGGCTTTAAGAACTTTGATGAGTTTATAGATCATAGACACGATCAAAGCATATTAACAAATTTATGTGTAAAATATGGTGTGAAACTAGTTAATAAAATTAGAAAATATGCTGGTGTAAATGTTGATGATATAATGAGATATCCAGTAAATAGAGAATCGTCTTTTACTTCGGTTGACACGATCCTATAAAAATGGTATAATTATCTTATAGAAATTTTTTAAATAAAATACTGAGAGGAATAACTTCAATGACAGCTATTAAGAAAACTTTCTTTCAATGTTTTTCAATTAACTTTCATCGTTTTCTAAAAGCGAATGGTCTACACTCTATGAGCAAGGGCACGCATCCCAATGGCAAAACTTTTTGGGTTTATGAGCGAACTGAAAATTTTGAGAAATGTTTAAAGATCTGGCACGACACTAAACCAGTTGACAAAATTCAACAAGTATAGTATAATTATAATATATTGAATAAGGAGAAAACTACATGAAAAAAATGATTAATAAGAGTATGATTGAAGGAGTTTTACTAGAAAAAGAATTGCGTTCTGGTGTTACTAAGGCAGGAATTCCTTATGTTTCTGGTAGACTTCAAATTGAAACAGAGCCAGGCAATGTTATTACTATTGATGTATTTGAACAGCAAAAAACATCTAAAGGATTGGACAATGCAAAGTTTGGAATTTTAAATGGTATCTATTTGAATGGTTCAGCTAAGCAAGATGGAGCAGCTAATCCAACTCGACTTCGTGTTAATTCAGCATTAGATTTAAATGACTGGACAGATAAAGATGGTCAAGCTCGTACAGCATTAATTAATGCAGGTGGATATATTAATATAGTTCCAACTGTAAACCCTAAAGCTGAGTTTGAAGTTGATATTGTTATTAAATCTGTACAACCAGAAATTAGAAATGAAACAGAAACAGGTCGAGCTGTTGTTAATGGATTAATTTTTAACTATAGAAATAACGCCCTTCCAATTCGTCTTGTTGTTGAAAACAAAAAAGGCGTAGACTTCTTTTCTAATCTTGATCCAAATACTTTTACACGGGTTTGGGGAGTTCAAGTTAATAACACAGTAACAAATGAGAAGGCTGAGGAGTCAGCTTTTGGAGATTCAAAAGTTGTTCGATCATCGTATACTCGTAAAGAGCTTGTTATTACTGGAGCACAAACTATTCCATACGAAGAAGATCAATTGAGTCCTGCTGAATTAGCAGCTGCTGTTCAAGCTAGAAATATCGTAGTAGCTGAAAAGACTCAAGGTGTTAAACCTGCTGCACCTACAACTACTACAACAACTGCAAAGCCAGCTACAAACACATTTAATTTTTAAAACAAAAGGAGAAATAATATGTTAGATTTATTAAATTTGCAACCTCATCAAATCAGTAATGACCTTCGTGGTTACTCTGTAATGTTTTATGGAGAACCAAAGTCGGGTAAAACTACGACTGCTAGTAAGTTTCCAAAGTCATTAATTTTAGCTTTTGAAAAGGGTTATGCAGCTTTACCTGGAGTTATGGCTGCTCCAATGAATAGTTGGTCAGACTTCTTGAAGATTCTTCGTCAATTAAAAGATGATGGTGTAAAAGAAAAGTTTGAAACTATTGTTATTGATACAGTTGATATTGCGTATGATTATTGTGAACAGTATATCTGTGCTCAAGCTGGAGTAGAATCAATCGGAGATATTCCTTTTGGTGGAGGCTATAGCAAAGTAGCAAAAGAATTTGATACTAAATTACGTGCAGTGGTTCAATTAGACTATGGTTTAGTTTTAATCAGTCACTCGACAGATAAAGTATTTAAAGATGAAACTGGTGTAGAGTATAATAAAATTATTCCTACTCTTCCAGCAAAGCCA